CTTTAGAAGGCAAATTAAGGGAAAAAGACGCCCTTGAAGAGCTAGAAAAGCGGCGTCAATCCTTGGTTAAAAAGGGTAAAGCAAAGTCTGAAGAAGACGTTGCAGAGATTGAAAAGGTTATGCTCGAAAGGGGCATTACAAATCACGAAACTGCCGCTGATTACTATGAATTTATGAAGACTGCTGCAACTCCAACGCCGCAACAGTACTACAATAAATCATTTATGAACGAGTCTGCACGCGACACGCTGGCAAAGTTCAGGAGCAATCCAGCAGGGGCAGCGCGTGAAGAAGCGGCAAAGGCTCTGTTTGAGATGCGTAAAACATCTCGGCCAATCGGCCTTTGATTATCGGGGACTTAACTTAGAAGGAAATAAGCGATGGCTATTGGTGGTGGTATCGTACCAGCGTCCGGCACTTCGCAGTACAACGAATTAACGTATGTCACACGGCGTGCGTTTATTCCGAAGTTGGTGGTGCAGCTCTACAATAGCACCCCGCTTATGGCTGCGCTGATTGCCAACTCTCAGACTGCCACGGGCGGTGTTTCGTCCGTTACAGTTCCCGTTCAAGGTGCTCAGTTTGTTAACGCACAGTGGTCGGATTATTCCGGTTCGTTTGCACAACCTGCTGTTCAGCAGGGCGCATTCGACGCCGAGTACAATCTAAAGCTGATGATTACGCCAGTTCCGTTCCTCGGAATGGAAGGCGTTGTTCAGCAAGACCATGCAATCATCCCATTGATCGAAGCTCGTATGAACGACGCTACGAACGTGATGATGGATGCGATGGCTTACGCGCTCTACAACAACACGACAAATACTCAACAGTTTATCGGCCTTCCGGCTGCTGTTGACGATGGCACGGGTACAGCAACCTACGGCAACATTAACCGTTCGACCTACTCATGGTGGCAGTCGAAGGTTTATGCCGCTGGTTCAGTCAACCCAACCCGTCAGAACGTCCTCCAGTACATTTCCGGTACGGTCAAAAAGGGTGCGGAAGTACCTACCTTTGGCGTATGCGGCTTTGGTACGTGGACGCTTCTCGCACAGGACTATGTTGGTCAGGAACAATATGTCATCACTCCGGGTCACGGTTTTGATGGCGACAACAACGGCCCACAAGCCGGGTTCCGCGCTCTCATGGTTGCTGGCGTTCCAGTTTATCCTGATCCGTACTGCCCAGAAGGCACGCTCTATCTGCTCAACACCAACTACCTTTCGCTCTACATCCATGAGCAAGGCCAGTTCGTATTTACGGGCTTTGAGAGCACCCTGCCTAACTGGCAGATTGGTTATGTTGGCGCTGTCTTGACGATTGCCGAATTGGTAAACGTGAAGCCAAAGTCCATGACCAAGGTGACGGGCTACAACTCGATCACACTGTAAGGAGATAGCAGATGGCTCTTGCTTTAAACAAAATCATTGTCAGCAATGTTCTGACAAACTCGGCTGCTTCTTACTTCCAAACAACAACGGTCTCAAGCGTTGGTAGCGGTAACGCTACTACGATGACCAACGCGCAGTTCATTCCTGCCGGTATGTATCTTCTTCCTCCGACTGCAAACGTCGTAATTGAAGTGAACACCGGCGCGTCGAACGTAAACGCTTGGAGCACCCTGATTGCGAACAACACTGGTGGTGTTTTGTTCTCGGACGGCTGGAACGTCCGTGCAAACGCTACCACTGGTACGCAGACGGTAACGCTTTACACGGTGTCTGGTGGAGTTAACGCAACTGGTCAATATAATTCGTAAGGAGCGCTGAACTATGGCTAACATGGACTCAGTGAGCCAGTTTTATCAGAACTCGTTTGGTAACTTTCGTATTACCAACGCGGGTCCGGTATCACTCTCCTCGACCGGCAACGCGGTTATCGCCATGCCCATCCTTTCGGGTGGCACTGGCGGTACCACTCAGTACATCATTCGTCGTATCACCGTAGCAAATTTGACCAACACAGCAGGCGGCACTGCGCCAAACGCTGCAACGGCCAACATTTCGTTTGGTACGACTAACGATGGCGCTAACCTTGTTACCTCGAATACGGTTCTCACAAACCTAACGGGTGCAGGCACATATGCTGACGTGACTTTAGCTTCAGCGGCAAACACTGGTACGTTTACCGCCAACGCTTTGTTCTTAAACGTCAACACTAACGTAGCCAACGCTCAGGCTTTGATTGCTGTTTATGGCGACATTGTAGTGTTCTAATGGTTTGGGTCACAAACACTTCAGACGAGTTCTTTGTTACAAATTGGGATGGGAAGCCTTACAGCTTTCCTCCCAACAAGTCGGTAGAACTTTCTGATGAATTGGCCCGAATATTTTTTGCGTACTGCGTTAATGACAAAGTACCAACACTGGCTAGGCTTGGCTGGACAAAAATCGCAACTGACGTTCCTAAAGCTCTGGAGCGTCTCAATAAGTTTGTGATTTCTGATATTCAGCCTCAAACCTACCACAATGCGTCCCCAGTGGTAGACCGAGTACCCTTTCCTGCGTCGCGGCAGGGAGGGGGAAAGGGCTTAAAGTGATGTGGATTATAAATGACGACCTTGTCCGATTACATCACCCTGACGCGCAGGCTTCTGCACGACGCTAACGCCAATTTTTGGTCGGATAGCGAACTTACCGACGACATTAACAATGCTCGTAACCGTCTGGTGCGTGACACCGGGGTTAACCGCATTTTGCAATCTAGCGCAACTGTGACCAGTCAAGAAGTTTATCAATTTTCCACGTTGCCCCAAGGGCTGCAAACGATGGATGTGATTAACATAAATCTCTATTGGGGTAATACGCGCATCCCGCTACGCTATTTGCCTTGGACACAATTTAACGCCGAGTTGCGGTTTTGGCAAAATTATGTAGGTCGGCCAATAGCTTTCAGCATGTATGGTCCAAACTCGTTTTACTTGGCTCCGGTTCCAGACCAAGTGTACACGATAGAATTGGATACGGTTGTAGAGCCTACAAACTTGGTCAACACAACCGACGTTGAAAGCAATATTGTTGCGCCATACACGGACCCAGTTCCGTATTATGCTGCTCACATTGCTAAGTTCAAAGAACAGTCTTATGGCGAAGCCGAGCTGTTTAAGAAACATTACGACAACAAGGTGCAAAACCTTCTTGCAACGACGTTTACGCGGCGTATGCCTGATCCTTATTCGAGGCCATACTAATGGCAGAAAAGTCACCTGAGCAGCGCAAACAATATCAGGTGGTGAAGGCTTTTAAGGCGTTAAACACGAAAGCCAACCGTACCGCGATTGCAGATGAAGAGTTTAGCTGGATTGAAAACGTCCAGCCAATCGGCTTTGGCAATCTTAAAGTCGTGCCTCAAGTGGCTAACGTCACTATCAGTGGCAACACGGTTACGTGGACAAGCTCGGTTTCCACGCTATCAAGCTGGAACATCAACAACCAAGACTATGTCTTTGCGTTTGAAGCTGACGGTTCGGCTCAGTATTACAACATCACTGCCGGTACTCAGGGCAATGTGGCTGCTGCGGGAACATTTTTTGGATCTGGCGTGCGCGTCAGACAGTGGAAGAATGATCGCATCATCATCAGTGACCCTAGCAAGGGGTATTCTACGTGGGATGCTACCAATCTTGTTAAGGTCGGCTGCATAAGCACAATTGGCATCACGAATGCCGGTGCAGGCTATACGACGGTGCCAACTGTAACCGTTTCGTCTCCAAATCAAACGGGTGGCGTGCAAGCAACGGCTGTAGCGTCCATTTCTAACGCTTCTGGCACCATTATTAGTGCTCAAATCACCAATATTGGCTCTGGTTACACTTCGTTACCGACTGTTACCATTGCACCTCCAACAAGCCAGTTCGGTGTTCAGGCGCAAGGATCACCCACTATTTCTGGTGGCAACGTCGTTGCAATCACAATTACCAACCCAGGTTCGGGCTATACATCGGCACCTAGCATAACGATTACGGGCGGTGGCGGGGCAAATGCTGCTGCTACGGCTGTGCTTGGTTCTGGTCTGGTGTCAGCTATTACAATCCCTAACCCTGGCAGTGGCTACACGGCTACACCAACGGTGACAATCAGCGGCGGCGGTGCAACAACCAACGCTACAGCGGTTGCAGGTTTCCTGACGTTCAACACGGGTGCTGTCGGTGTCGTTCTAACCAACGGTGGTACGGGCTATACGTCAGCTCCAACTGTGAACATCACAGCAGCGCCTGGTGGTGGCACTAACGCAGCAGCAACAGCTATCGTGAACGGTGGTGTTGTTACCCAGATCGTAGTGACCAATCCAGGTGCCGGATATACGTCAGCACCTACGATTACCTTCTCAGGTGGTTCTGGTAACAACGCGGCAGCTACCGGCGTATATACGGCAGACAACAGCGTGGACATTGCTTCGTTCCAAGGTCGTGTGTGGATTGCACAGGGCCGTACCGTGTTTTATTCGGCAGCAGGCTCGTACAATGATTTTGTGACTGTCTCTGCCGGTAACTTAAACCTGCAAGACGACACGCTGCACAGCAAGATCACAGCACTTATTAGCGCTAACAACTTCTTGTATGTGTTTGGCGATGACTCGATCAACGTGTTCTCGGACGTGCGCGTTGGCACAACTGGCTTGACCACATTTACCAACACCAACGTGTCGGCATCGGTCGGATCTCGGCGTATTGACGCCATTTTCCCGTATTTCCGTTCGTTGCTCTTTATGAATGACTACGGTGTGTACGCTCTTGTTGGTGCTACCACGACCAAACTGTCAGATTCTTTGGACGGAATCTTCCCGTTAATTGACTTTACACAGCCTGTTTCTGGCGGTCAGGTGCTGCTCAACAACATTTTGTGCGCTGCATTCAATTTTACCTATAATGACCCAACTGCGGGTGCTCGGCAACTTCAAGCCGTGTTTTTTGACAAGAAATGGTTCTTAACGAGCCAAGGTACGCTCACTCACGTCGCATCTGTGCCATTAACGAGCGGCATCAGTATGTATGCGACGGGTGGTACCAACCTCGTCAAGCTATACGGCGATACAACGTCCAATGTCTCGTCCATGATACAGACGGCACTGTGGCCTTTGACTGACATTATCAGGGACAAACAGGCTCTAAAGCTTGGCGTAGAAGCTACGTTGACGCAAGGTGGCGTGCTAAGTCTTACCGTAGACAGCGAGTACCAGAGCAGTCCGACCTACACGCTGACCAATTATGTTGTATGGACGAATTACCTTGGAGACACA